CTCGAAGAGTCAAACCTTCGACATGGACCGGTTAGGTCCCACGCCGACTGCCAATTTGGTGGATGAGGTATCGGCGGCCTTGCTAGATCGTGAGCAGGGTGACCCACGAAATCCCCGCCGGCCGAGCCGGTCGAGGGGGGGTGTCTCCGGGGCGAGCATAGCGGATGGCAAGCTGTGTGCTGCCATATGTCGCTGGCGTCCGCCGGAGGCCTTTCTTCAGGCCGTCTTGGAGGCTTCACGTTGGGCTGCTGGGGTTTGGCGATCGTGGTACATCGCACTTACCTGTCGCAGGAACAGCCGTCACTCGTTGACGGAGCCGCCTGCGAGCGCAGTCGTGATGGATCTTGCCTCGCGCTACCTCGACGATGGGCTTCTTGCAGTGAAGTGGGTCAAGCTTCAGACGACTCACCTGGCTGCCGTTGCCCTGGGACAGAGGGAGGAGGATCTGCCCTCGTGGGATGCGTTCCCTGCGACTCCACCGAAAGATCGCGGGGTGCTCGGGGGGGGCTGGGTGTACAAGCGGTGTCGAGCCCTGATGAGGGCTCCACCAAAGGGCACTTCGGCTCAGGCCCTCCACTTGGCCGCTGCTCTGGACGTTCTCATGTCCAAGACCGGTGTTCCGGCGGTGTCTGAGGCGTTCGTCAAACGAGCCCTCGACGACTACTGGGCTGCGATGACTACCGAACACGCAGTACCGGATCCTGAGGAGCGCGACCGGGTCATCCACGTAGCTGAGCAACTGGCCAAGGCGTTGTTCGAAGGGACTCAATTGGATATCGAGGACGGTCTCCCCTCCTTGAACGCCAGTTTCGAGTTCGGCCAGAAGCATGGTGGGACGATTGGCTATCTGATCGAAGCTTTCCTCCTAGAGTTCGGTGACGAAGAGTCCCCGGTCTGGGAGTTGCCAGTTCGGACCCATGGCGGCTGCGAGGAGATGGAGCATCTGCTCCCGAGGGACGTGCGCGTTCGCCTCTTGGGCCTTCCCCTTCTTGACGCGTTCGAGATGTTCGTGGACCAGCTGGTCATGGGCATCTTGAGCCGTGGGGCGGGCCTGACCGACCCGGTGACGGGACTGGGTCGGGTCGATGCGAAGCCGCACCCGATTCCGGAGCCTCTCAAGGTCCGGATCATCACGCTGGAGGAAGCTGCAGTCTTGTATCGGGCGAAAACTCTCCAGAACCGCATGTGGAGGCGGCTGAAAGAGTTCGCAGTGTTCGAGTACATCGGTCACCCGATCTGTGTGGCCGACTGGGAAAGGCACTTTCCGATTCCCCTGCAACCGGGGCAAGTCTTCAACTCAGGCGACTTCAAGGCATCTACCGACAATATTCTCCCGGAGGTCTCGCGGGCAATCTTTTCGGCAATTTGCAAAGAGGTCGGGGTTGGCTGGCTTAACCCCACCATGGAAGGGACCATGGCCGATTCTGCGTTCCACGGGGTGGGTCTCGCTGACCTCTGCTGTCACGAGCTGCATCGACGGGGCGAAAGCGCTCCGCAGCGTTGTGGTCAGTTCATGGGGTCCCCATCTAGCTTCCCGGTGCTCTGTATAGCGAATCTGGCGGCTGTCTTGGCGAGTGTCAAGCAGGGCGGTCGCTGGGTGGACTGGTCAGTGCACCGAATCCGGAATTGGCTGAAGGAGCCGAGACCGGTCGTGGTGAACGGAGATGACCTGGCGGCAGTGATGACTGAGGATCAGTACAGGGACTGGACCCGTGCGAGCTCTGCGATAGGGTTGGCGCCGTCACTCGGGAAGAACTACCGAGCACGAGCGGACCTCCCCTTCCTCATGATGAACTCCCAGCTTCGGCAGCCGATCGAGAAGGACGGCTGGCTGACTTGGAGGCACCTCGGGTTCATGAACCAGGCCCTGCTTCTAGGACTCGGTCGAAAAGGGCAAGACGCTGGAGCGGACTTGCGTCCTCGGATGGGCTGGTGGGACTGTGGACCACGGGCACACGACCTGGTGACCGGGGTCCCTGTCACAGTAGCACGCCGTTGGATGAAGGCCTTCGTGGAGGAGCACGCTTGCTGCCTCGCCAAGGTCCCCGCACCCGCTGTGAGCCTTTATACGCCTGTCTGCCTGGGCGGACCCGGCCTCCCTTGGCTGGGTCCCGTCAAGGAATTCAAGCCTCATATTATGGCTCGTCGTTTCGGCGCCTATGTGACCTCTCTGTCGTTGGGTCGCCGCCACAAGTTGCTTACGCCTCCACAGCTCCAGGAGGAGACCAGCAACCC